CTAGCACAGTATACGGAATTTCTACCCCCGGGCAGCCTATCTATAACGGTGGTCTAGATCCAAATACCATAAGGCAACAACTCAGTTCCGGCGCAATAAGACCACAAGATATCAAGATACTTGGTAGAAAAGGTGGACATACTTTGGTTATGGATGACGGCGATTTAGAAAACAACAATGCATTGTTTAGACTAAGAACAGCCAAAGGCCATCAGATCATGATGAATGACAGTGAAAACTTCTTCTACATCGTGCATGCCAATGGGCAGACCTGGATTGAACTAGGTCAAGAAGGAACTGTAGATATCTTTTCTACTAACTCAGTGAATGTGAGAACTCAGGGCACTATCAATTTGCATGCAGACAAAGACATCAACATGTATTCAGGTGGCAACATCAACATGAAATCCAATGCTGCTACCAACATCGGTGCTGTGACAACCTTGCAGATGGCCAGCCAAGGCGAGATGACAATCTATGGTCAATCAACTGTGGGCATAAAAGCCGATGGTGCACTGGCATTGCAAAGTGCGATAACTGGATCATTTGACGGCGGTGCTTCGTTAAGATTCAAAGCGTTAAGGATCGATCTTAACGGACTGCCGGCAAATCCAGTTAAGACTCCTAGGCTATATCCCAAAACCACATTGGATGATACTACATTCAATAATTCAACCGGATGGCAAGTAAAACCCAATGGATTGGAAAGTATTGTGACTCGTGCTCCTACACATGAACCTTATCCTTACCATAATCAAGGTGTAGCAGCCAGTGTGAGTCTTACCACTGGCACACCCACTCCACCACCGGCTGCGGATCCGGTGCCGATTGATTGGAGCATAATAAGAAAATCATGAGTAACTTTAACTTCACGGGACCAGATGGTAAGATCTTTGAAATACAAGGACCATCAGGCGCTACCTTTGCCCAGGCCAAGGCAGTATTTGACCAACAAGTCAGTACCGGCGGCTTGACTGGGATTCCTGTGGGCGGTCTAGTGAATGCAGTTACTCAAGCTACAGGTGGATTATCATCAGCATTGGCTCAATTGGGCGCTCAAGCCACAGCACTCACACAACAGGTGGGTAACTTTATCAATCTTCCAAACAAGATAGGTGGGTTGGTTCCAAATGCTATATCAGTAAGTGATTTTGTCAACACAAAAATCAATGCTCAAAGTATCGGTACTATTGCATCCACTCAAGTACAAGGACTAGTGGCTCAAACAGCAGCATCAGTGAATCAAGCAGCCACCGCCATAACCAATGTCAAAGGACTTGGGCAGTTTGGTCTCAATGCTGATCAATTACAGTTGTCGGGATTGATCAAACCCGGATTGGCCGATCAGATCAATCTTAACCCTGCAAAATTTACAGAAATTTTAAGTAGCCCTACCAGTTGGACTGGTAAGTTGGGGGTTACAAACATCAACTCATTGCTAGACAGCAGTAGGTTACAGACCACAGTACAACAGGGATTGATGAATGCAAACTTTGACCAACTCAAACAGATTGGCACCATCACGGGATTAGAATCAGCTGCACAGTTAGGGCCATTATTAAATGTGGCCACAAAGTTTGGATCGGGGACTGCGACTGCTTGGTTGTCGAGTGCAACCGGAGTGTCGGGCATTTCTAGTGCGATAACTTCAGGCATAGGTGGTAATATAAGTGGATTGTTGTCCGGTAGCGCCGGTAGTTTATTGTCCGGTAGCGCCGGTTCTGCATTAAACGGATTGCTGACTGGTGGTGCCGGCAGTTTATTATCTGGAGGCGTTGGAACACAGTTAAGTGGATTATTGTCCGGCGGTGCAGGAGGTGCTGTGAGTAGTTTGTTATCCGGCGGCAGCGGCTCGGCGTTGGCCAGTTCATTGCTTTCCTCATCGGGACTGACTAGTGTAATGACGAATTTTGCGTCATCGGCACAATTTGCTAGTGTGTTTTCACTGGCTAACTCTTTCCTTGGTGGTGGCGGTAATCCACTACAAGCAGGTATTGTGGCAGCCAAGGGATTCAACAATACGATAAATCGTACCAACCTTAATCAAGCAGTCACAGCACTAATTGGTAATCCTAAAATCACTACTCCTGATTTTGCACCTCAGGGGGTTCCTAGCGCAGGCGGAAGCATAGGAAGTGCGTTAAGCGGATTATCAAGTAGAGTAGGCAGTGCTTTAACCAATTTATCTACCAGTGTAGGAAGTGCTGTATTTAGGGTATAAATATCCGTATGCCTACATTCATCGGATTCAACACACAAAATCAATTCAAAAAATTCACCTTGGTCGATGGTGAATTGATCAAACGCGATCTTCTGAATGCGTTTAATATCATTCAGGGACAGTTGCCCGGCCGTCCCAGTTACGGTACTACCTTGTGGGATTTCTTGTTTGAAAATCAGGATCAGGTTACTACGGCCGCTATTCTCCGTGAAGTACAGCGTGTGGCCGGCGGCGACCCTAGAGTGTACCTTAGCGATGTCAATGTATATCCACAGGAAAATGGTGTATTGATCGAACTGGAGGTTCAGTTTGTGCCCAATACCGATGCTCAATTGCTGAGTGTATTTTTTAATCAGCAACAACGAAGAGCCACTTTTGTATAAAAGCAGCCGTTTATTTCTTCGGTAAATAACACAATAACATATTATCATGGCACGCACTACTAGACAAACAGTTGTATTCGGAGTTGAAGATTGGAAGCGCATCTATCAGACCTATAGAGAAGCAGACTTCCAAAGTTACGATTTTGAAGCACTACGCAAAAGCTTTGTAGACTATCTACGACAATACTACCCTGAGTCATTCAATGATTACATTGAATCATCAGAATTTATTGCTATGTTGGATGTGATTGCGTTCATGGGTCAAGCCATGGCCTTCCGCAATGACTTGAACACTCGTGAAAACTATATTGACACTGCGGAAAGACGAGATAGCGTAGTTCGTTTGGCCAATCTGGTTGCTTACACACCCAAGCGTAATACAGAATCTCAAGGATATCTCAAAGTATTTTCTGTTCAGACCACAGAGAATATCACAGATTTTAACGGAATAGATCTTGCTAACATCACGGTCAATTGGAATGATCCAACAAACTTCAACTGGGCCGAGCAATTCACAGCCATTGTCAATGCGGCACTAGTAGATACACAAAGAGTGGGTCGCCCGGGCAATCGACAAACAATCGTGGGTGTGGATACTTCTGAATACAGCATCAACTTGGTTCCGGGCTTCTTGCCTGTGCTTCCGTACACTGCCACAGTGGATGGAGTAAACATGCCGTTTGAAGCAGTGAATTCTACTTCAGTGGGTCGCGATTATATCTACGAACCTGCTCCACAACCCAATGGAATCTTTAATCTATTGTTCCGCAATGATCAACTGGGATTCGCTGCTGCCAACACAGGATACTTTTTCTACTTCAAGCAAGGTGTATTGCAGAATCAAGACTTCAACCTAGCTGAACGGATTCCTAACCGCACTGTGAACATCAACATCGAAGGTGTCAACAACGAAGATCGTTGGTTGTTCCAGTTGGACAACACTGGCACAGTGGCTAGCGAATGGCAGTATGTTGAATCAGTATATGCTGCTGCGGTAGAGCAGTTGGCACCGGATCAAAGAAAACTATTCTCAGTGACCAGTAGAGCTAATGACCAGATCACGTTGACATTTGGTGACGGCGTGTTCTCGGCCATTCCTGTAGGACTATTTCGTGCTTATGTTCGTGCATCAAACGGATTACAATATATCATCAATCCCGAAGAGATGCAAAGTGTGGTGCTGCCTATCAGTTATGTGAGTAGATCAGGGCAGTTGCAGACTATTACATTTACTTGTGGTATCACTACTCCTGTGAGCAATGCTCAAGCTAGAGAAACACTAGATGAGATCAAGCAACGGGCACCGGCTAGATATTACACACAGAATCGCATGGTCAACGGAGAAGACTACAATAACTTTCCATTCACCTTGTACAATAGTATTATCAAGAGCAAGGCGTTGAATCGTGCCAGTATTGGTACCAGTCGATATCTTGACCTGGTAGATAACACAGGAAAATACAGTAGTACAAATACTTTTGCCAGTGACGGTGCTATCTGGGAAGAAAATCAACTGCCTACATTTTTATTCACCTGGGTCACAAGAAACGAAGTAGCCAGTGTGATTACCAATCAGATACAGCCTTTGTTGACTACCAACGCATTTACACAGTTTTACTATGCTAATTTTCCTAGACCTAACTTATTGGTCAACAATCTCACCTGGAATCAAAGCACCACACTAGCCAATGAGACATCGGGATACTTTGTGAATGCACTAGGATTCCCTGCTGCGATCAGCACCTATTCTAGTACCAATACTCAATACATACAAGTGGGCAGCCTGGTAAAGTTTGCTGCACCTGCTGGCTATTATTTTGATGCAAACAATAGACTCCGACTAGGAATACCTACACAGGCAGCCGAACGACTGAGTCTCTGGGCCAGCCCAGTCAGTATCTATCTAGATGGAACCAATCAAGGCCAAGGTAATTTCACTTCAGGGCGATTGAGTGGTCAAGGACCAGTGGTATTGAACAACTTTGTGCCCACAGGTGCTATTCCTGTGCAAGTGATTCCTTTGTTGATAACAGATATTCCTAGCAGTCTCGAGTCAGACATTGCTGATCAAATATTACTGTATAGGAATTTTGGCTTAGGGTACGACAATTCCACACAGAGTTGGTATTTGATCACATCAAATAATCTTGACGTGAATGCAGATTTTAGCTTGGCCAATGCACAAAGCATCACAGGAACCAATCAAGATGCAAGTTGGATGATACAGGCCGTGACAGATGGTGTGAAATACACAGTGACTAGTCGTGCGTTGGTTTACAATTTTGGCTCAGTGTTGCAGACTAGATTTTTCTTTGAAACTGGCAATCGAATCTACGATCCAAGAACTGGAAATACCATCAGCGACTATATAAATGTTCTGAGAACTAACAGTCTTCCAGATTCAAACAGTCCGTTGCCCGGTGATATCTATCTCAAGATAATTGGTCAACCTGTGCAATCAGATGGCTTTGTGGATGATTATCAAGTTATCGTCAGCTATCAAGATAGTGACAGTGATGGTGTGGCCGATGATCCGGACTTCTTTGATGAGATCGTGGCACCGGATGTGAATCCAACTACCAAATATGTGTTCTTTGAAAAGACTGTGGATTTTGATAACCTACAACGCTATCTGTTAGTTAATCCAGTTCGAGTAAACAGCGACTACGCTACCCTGGATGATATTGAATTGGTCAAGACCGAATACATTCTTGGGCAGATCTTCTATGCTTATGACCAAGAGATATACACAGGCCCACTTACAGGTCAGATTGGTGCATTTTATGAACTGGTACTCGGTGGTACTGGTGCAAAAATTGGCGTATTTACAGGAACTGCATCTATCGCATCAAACACTACATTGACTATTACCGCTGTAACAGCCGGAACACTCACAGTAGGCACGCAAATTACTGGTACAGGAATTCCTGTAGGAGCGTTTATCGTTTCATTAGGAACAGGCACAGGTGGGATAGGTACGTATGTAATGAGTGCGGCCGCAACTGCTACTACTGGCGGTGTAACGATCACTGGTACGGTAAATGGTACCAGTGGTACCAATGTAAGAACTCTAGTAGACATCACAGCCGACTGGCTAGCAAGAGTAGGCCGTCCCGGCATATATTTCCAATACAGACACAATGCACCTCTAACAGATCGCATAGATCCAGGAACCACCAACATCATTGACTTATATGTGGTAACACAGAGTTATTACACAGCATATCAAAACTGGGTACGAGATAACACCAACACTGTTCCTGAACCTGCGGTACCTACAATCAATGAACTCAGTACGGCCTATCAAGGCCTCAATGATTACAAGATGATTTCTGATAATGTGGTTGTAAATTCAGTAACATTCAAGCCATTGTTTGGGCCCAAGGCAGCAGAAGAACTGCGTGCCACGATCAAAGTAATTCGTGCCGCCAACAGCACTGCCAGCGAAAGCGAGATTAAAACTCTTGTGGTAGCAAATCTCAACGAATACTTTACCATTGACAAATGGGATTTTGGTGATACTTTCTACTTCTCTGAACTAGCGGCCTATATACACCGTAA